ATGGTGGAGTTCCACAAACAACAGGTGGCGCATTAAGGGCGGTAACACCAATAACTGCTAGAGGTCTTTTGTCTATTGAAGACTTAGACCGAGAACAACGTAATCTCTTAGGCATCCAATAAGGACTAACATGGCAAAGACAAAAATCTCAGAATTCAGCAGTACCCCTGCTAATAACACAGATATTGACTCAATTAACATTGCAGAGGGTTGTGCGCCTTCCAATATTAACGATGCTATTCGTGAGTTAATGGCTCAATTAAAGGACTTCCAGATTGGTTCGCAAGGCGACTCCTTTAACGGGCCTATTGGTACTTCTACGGCTGCTGCTGGTGCTTTCACTACTCTAACAGCATCTAGCACTCTTGGAGTAACTGGTGTATCCACTTTAACTGGTGGTGCTGTTGTTCAAGGTCTGACTGTAGGCCGTGGTGCAGGTGCTGTTGCTACCAATACTGCGGTTGGTGCTAGTGCTTTGCAAGCAAACACAACTGGCGCAGATAACTTCAGCGGAGGTTACCAGTCTCTGTATTCAAACACTACGGGTAACGCAAATAGTGCAATTGGCCGTGGCGCTATATATTCAAACACGACTGGTAGCAACAATACGGCACTGGGCTATACCGCTCTTGCCAACAACACCACAGCATCTAGCAACACTGCTGTGGGCTATCAGGCTGGTTACACAAATAGTACTGGCGCGGAATTTACAGCAGTTGGTTATCAAGCGTTGTATCTAAACACAGGTAGTTGGAGTACCGCAGTTGGCAATCAGGCATTGCGCAACAACACTTCTGGAACTAATGCTGCCTTTGGTCAGTTCACTTTGTACTCTAACAGCACTGGTACTGCTAACGCTGCTTTTGGTGGATATGGTGGTTCTGGTAGTCAGACAATGGTGTCTAACACAACTGGCTCATATAACACCGCCATGGGTATGGGCGCGCTTGCCGCCAACACCACAGCATCTAACAACACCGCTGTAGGTTATCAGGCGGGATACAGCAATACAGTAGGAGGCTCAAATACATTCATTGGTCAGTATGCTGGCTACACATTTAACCCCGGTTCTGCGGCAGAGACATACAACACATTTGTTGGAAGAACTGCTGGTTATGCAACGACAACAGGAACGTACAACACGTTTGTTGGCCCCGGCTCTGGTGCTGGTTTTACCATCACCACAGGCTCTAAGAACACTATTCTTGGCGGTTTCAACGGCAACCAAGGTGGCCTAGACATTCGCACAGCAAGCAACTACATCGTGCTGTCTGATGGGGATGGGAACATTGGTGCTTATGCGCGTAACAATATCTCAGGTACAGGCACTTCTCAGTTCCACATAAACAACCAAGGTGGCCAATACACGGAACTTATGTGGGATGTGAGTGGAGTTAATAAGGCCGAAATCTGGTGGGATAACTCGGCTCTTCGTTTGCAAACATACACCACTACAAATGGCCCATACCTTTCAAATGGCGGAACCTCTTGGACAAACAGTTCTGATGAGCGTTTAAAGAACATTACAGGCGAGATTCAAAACGCATTGACTAAGGTTTGTTCTTTGCGTGCTGCTGAATACACATGGAAAGCTGATGAAACTGCTACACCGCAAGTTGGATTGATTGCTCAAGATGTGCTTGCAGTTTTACCTCAAGCTGTTGATATTCCGCCTGAAGGTGCAACCGAAAAGGATGGCTCACCAGCGATGATGGGCGTTCAATACACTGATGTCATCCCACTTCTTGTAGCAGCTATCAAAGAACTCAAAGCCGAAATTGATACATTGAAAGGTAACTAAAATGACTACTGAAACACTAACACCAGAACAAATTGCCAAGCATTACTCTGCTGCAATGGACAGCGTGAACCTGATTAACGCAGGACAGCCAGAAGGCATGACTGCTGAAGATTGGGCAGACTGCTTGGCTCGAAATAAGGCTCACTTAGTTATCATGCTTGAAAAACCATTCTGGACAACAGAAGACCTGACACCATTGCAAGCGGCTTCTGCATAAACAGGAAGCCACTACCTGAATTTAGTGGCGCATTAGGAGAAACACATGGGCAACAACACAAAAAACCCTGTGACGATTGATGGAGTTGAGTACATCTTTGAGGACATGACACCTGAACAGCAAACCCTGCTGAATCATGTGGTTGACTTGGAGAGGAAACTTAATTCTGCTAAATTCAATGTTGACCAACTTCAGGTAGGCAGAGACGCTTTCTTTGGGTTGCTCAAAACCGCACTTGAAAAACCAACGGAGTAGTAATGAGCGATGTCAGCCATGAGCAAATCTACAATCGTCTGTTGGCGGTAGAAGCAAAGGTAGATGAGATAGATAAGAACACAAAAGACTTGGTAGACGCTATTGATGCTGCCAAGGGTGCTGTAAAAGTTCTTAACTGGATTGCATCTATTGCTCAACCAGTCTTATGGATAGGTGGTTTGGTCTTGGCTGCTGGCGCATTATGGCAAGGCTGGGTTAAAAAATGAAAGATTGGCTGTTAGCTTTCACTAGCGCAGCCATTCTCTGTATAACCATTGTTTGGTGTGTCTACATAATTTTGTGGACATGGTATTTATAGAATTTTTACTAGCTGTATCTATTGAGTACAGGTGTGTCAAGTGGGCTTGGGTTGGAGATGTCTACAACAGGAAAGTCTACTGTATTGAATGGAAAAAGGTAGATAAAAAATGATTCCTTTAGACCCGATTGCTGCGCTTGATGGCTTGCAAAAAGCCATTGGCATGGTCAAGAAAGCCAGTAAGGTTGCCAATGACCTAGGCGGTCTTGCCCCTATGCTTGGGCAGATGTTTGATGCCAAGAGCCAAGCGACTAAGGCTATGCTTCAAGCTAAGAGCAAAAAAGGCTCGAACATGGGTGCTGCTCTACAGATTGAGATGGCACTAGAGCAAGCCAGAGCCTTTGAAGAAGAACTAAAAATGTTGTTCATGCAAACAGGCAAGATTGATGTCTGGAACAAGATTAAGGCTCGTCAAGCTGAGATGGACAGAGATGATGCCAAAGAGATGGCATCTCTAAAAGCATTGGAAAAAAAACAGAAGAAAGAGGAACAAGAGCAACTGGAGATGGCTATGCTTATTGGAGGGATAGCGTTCGTAATCCTTCTCGTTGGTATCGGCATCAATGAGATGATTGATTTTTGTGCAACTACCAAGCGGTGTGGTAGGTGAACCAGTATCAAAAAGACTTTGATTTAGCACTCCGAATCATTGTCTATGGTTTGGTGGCTCTTTGGTTTCTTGGGTTTTTGAAGTTTCTCCCTGACGATTTGGCAGACAGAGTTGTTAACCTTTTGCTTGGCAAGATTGGACTTGGCAAATGAAAATCACCACTTACCAACAAAATGCAAAGATGTTGTGGGAGGCTCACAGGGTGATACACAAGCAGAATATGGAGCGTCTTGCAGAGCTAAACAGACAAGCTGAGTTGCAAAAGAAAGCCTACGAGATAAAGACCAATTGGGTAAAACCTAATTCTGTGGACACAATGGCATGAGATATTTACTCTTACTACTTTTGTTAACTGGCTGTGAAGACAGGTACAGATACAAGTGTCAGAATCCTGATTTCTTCCATGCTGACCAATGTCAGAAACCTAAGTGCTTGTTTACTCAACAATGTCCTGAGTACTTAGTAGCCCCAATCTTGGAAAAAAAGGTCAATGATGTCCAACAACCAGAAGCCAAAACTAACAATTGAAGAGTTACATAATTTATTTTATGCTGACTTTGATAATGGGATTCTTTTGTGGAAACACAGAAGTGCAGATATGTTTTCATCCAATAGGTCGGCAACAATTTGGAACACTCGATTTGCAGGCAAGCCAGCTTTAGACTCTGTTCATCCAGATGGATATAAACAAGGTGGTATTTTTGGCAAACTGTACCTAAAACATCGTGTTTTGTTGGCAATGAAACTAGGTTATTGGCCTGAATATGTTGACCATATCAATGGCAATCGTGCTGACAATAGATTGTGCAATTTAAGAGCAGTCACAAAATCAGAGAATGGTAGAAATTCTGCTAAACCGATAACAAATACAAGTGGTCATATCGGTGTAAGTTGGAATAAACGAGATAAAAGATGGACTGCCTACATTACTCTTGACCAAAAAAGGAAGGCTCTTGGCAACTTTACATTGCTACAAGATGCAATTGAATGTCGCAAACAAGGTGAAGTTGACTATCAATTTCATGCAAATCATGGGAGGTCTTCATGCAAGGTGAGCGTCTAAGTACAGAAGCTTTCGAGGTACGAGTGTGGGGCTTTGTGGTCATTGTGGTGACCTGTATCTTGTGCTTTATCGTGATTGCACTCTTGTACTCTGTGACCTTTGTGACGCAGCCTATCAAGAGCATGGCCCCGATTGACCAAGCCTATACCAAGATGCTGAACGACATTGTTCTGCTTATCGTAGGTGGTATCGGTGGTGTGATGACCAAGAGAGCAGCAGGTGCAGCAGCAAAGGCTTTTGGCGCACCACAGCCTCCAATGCAACCAATGTGTCAACCAATGGGTTTTAACGGCTCTATGGGTGGTTATAACTCGTCCTATGCCCCTACGCAGTCTGCGTATGGTTTGCCTAGTCAACCATTCGGTGCTATGCCAGTTTGGAAGAATCCAGAACTAGATGAATCATGGACTCCTCCTCCTCCTCCGACTACACCTCCAGAGCATCTTGAGGATGACAATGAGCGTGAGGAAATTGCACAAGCAAGAAAAGAGGCTGACTAATGTTACCTATCCCACTACCTTGGCTAATCGTAGGTGTTTTGGTATCTCTCTTTGGTACATACCGAGTAGGTCATCACTATGGGTGGCTAGAGCGTGATAACGACATGAAAATAGCCATTGCTAAAAAGAATGAGGAAGCTAGGGAGTTAGAGAAGAATATGACTTCCAAGCTGTCAGACCAAGAGACTAAACTGAGAAAGGCACAAGATGAAATTGCTAAAAAGAAGTCTGCTATGCACGAGCTTGCTAGGACTGGTAAGTTGCGCCTCCCAACCGCCAGTTGTCCACAAGCCAGCCCAAGTGCCTCCCCTGCCTCTGGAGATAGCAGACCCGAGCAACCCGATGCAAGCGAACTTGAGCGACAGACTATTGCAACTCTTATCGACATCGCAGCCGAAGGAGACAAAGCAATCACCAAACTCAACTCCTGTGTCGCAGCCTACAACGAAGTAAGGAATCTAGTAAATGGTCAATAGTGAACAACTCAAAAAGATGCACATTGGTGAGCAATGGGTTGACGCATTGAACGAGACTTTTCAGCGTTTCAATATCCTTACACCAATCCAACAAGCATCATTCATTGGTCAATGTGGACATGAATGTGCAAACTTTAAGATTCTTGAAGAAAACCTAAACTATCGTGCTGAAACCTTAATGAAGTTGTGGAAGTCTAGGTTTCCAACTATAGAAATAGCAAACGAATACGCTAGGAATCCTAAAAAGATTGCTAACAAAGTCTACGCAAACAGAATGGGAAACAGAGATGAATCGTCTGGAGATGGTTTTCGCTTTCGTGGTCGTGGGTGTATTCAACTTACTGGTCATGCTAATTATTTTCATGCTGGTCAGGCTTGCGGTGAGGATTTTGTTATGAATCCAGACCTTGTAGCTACGCCTAAGTATGCTGCTATGACTGCTGGCTGGTTCTGGAATACCCACAAGTTAAACCAGTACGCTGACAGAACAGATTTCTTGATGATGACAAAAAAGATTAACGGAGGCACGATAGGATTGGATGACCGAATCAAACATATCAATCATGCCTTGGACATATTAAATGGCTAACATACCAACTCAACAAGATGCAGAACTGTTCGCACAAAGCGTAAAAAAATGGCAACAGGTGCTGTCTCTTGGTGATTGGAGAATTGAGAAGGGTATAAAGCCAGCCAAGGGTGCGATGGCATCTGTTGAATTTACTGATAACGCTAGATTAGCTGTGTATCGGTTAGGTGATTTTGGTGCAGAAAAGATAACACCTGAATCACTTGATAAGACTGCACTACACGAGTTACTGCATATCTTTTTGCATGACTTGATGTGTGTAGCCACAGACCCGAAGTCCTCAGATGAGGATATTGAAATGCAAGAGCATAGGGTTATTAACTTGCTAGAAAACCTATTGACCAAGGATTCCAATGGGCGCACATAACGAAACTTGCACAGACGTTGAGTTTATTAAGCTGTGGGGTGAACTTCAATCGGCAGCAAAAATTGCAGAACACCTTAATATTGCAATCAGAGCAGTTTATCAACGTAGGAGATGGATAGAAGAAACCTACAAAATCAAGCTAGGTTCTGCTGACCATCGTGGTGCTAAATACGACTCTACCAGACAGAAATCCTACTCTCCTCTAAAGCAGATAGAACTAGGCATAGAGGACGGAGTGGTCTTGGTGTTCTCTGATGCTCACTTCATTCCTAATCAGCGTTCTACAGCCTTTAAAGGGCTTCTATGGGCTATCCAAGAGTTCAAGCCTAAAGCGGTGATATGCAATGGTGATGCTTTTGATGGTGCGTCTATATCTCGTCACGATGCTTCTGACCAACCACAAACTTCTGTCATTCAAGAGTTAAAGGCTTGTCAGGCAATGTTGGGTGAGATTGAGGAAGTAGCTAAAGCAGAGCGACACAATGTGAAGCTAATCTTTACATACGGCAATCACGATGCTCGGTTTGCTACTCGACTGGCAAACAATGCACCTCAGTTTAAAGATGTCCAAGGGTTTAAATTACCAGACCATATTCCTGATTGGGAGTTCTGTTGGGCTTGTTGGCCTACAGATGAGGTCATTGTGAAGCACCGATATAAGGGTGGTATTCATGCCACTCACAACAATACTGTGACTGCTGGTGTGTCTATCGTTACTGGACACTTGCACTCATTAAAGGTTACGCCTTTCTCTGACTACAATGGCAACAGATATGGCGTAGATACAGGAACATTGGCTGAAACTGATGGCCCACAGTTCACTTATGGTGAGTTAAATCCATCTAATCACAGGTCAGGCTTTGCGGTGCTGACCTTTTTTAATGGTCAATTGTTATGGCCTGAGCTAGTCCACAAGTTTGATGAAAACATGGTGGAGTTTCGTGGCGAAGTTATTGATGTGAGTTTATTTTGAGTGCTTGGCTAATTATTCTCACAGGGGCAATCTACGCCTACATAGCTGGTGAGCAGCTTTGGAAAGATAACCCACACATGGCTATTGTGTACGCAGGGTACGCATTTAGTAATGTGGGTTTGTACTTGCTTGCTAAGTAGTTTCTTTCTGGAAGACACCATTGGGCAAAAGAGTACCCCTACGATTCTTGATCTGATCGTATGCAACTTCCATACAGTCTACCAGATTGATGTCTTGCAAAGCGCAGTAATTAACAAGGCAGACCATGACATCACCAACAGCGTCCACAATAGCTTCCTTGTCCTTCTTAATGGTTGCATCTGCTAGTTCTCCCATCTCTGACATTGCTTTTAGAAGTTGAACTTCTGGTGTGCTGTTTGGAATAATCTTACGAGCCTCTGCCCATTGAATTATTTTTATTTCTACATTTGCGTATGACATATCTATCCTTTTTGATTTGCAAACTCGTACCACATCACATAAAAGTCTTTCAAGAAATCAAGACCCTCACCAATCTTTACGCACCTGCCTAGCACTATCTGGAACACACTACCGACTTCTGTTTGTTCTTTGTCTGTGTTACCAATAATGACCAGTACAGTAAATTTAGGCACTTGAGCAAAAGCCTGTAGTAGTAACTCTTGCCCCTTTGCCATTTTCTCGTTTGGCTTTTTCCATTCACCAATTAAGAAGTGTCCTCTCCTCTCGCAAATCATGTCTATGTTGCTAGGCAAGAAGTGAGGATTGCTTTGTATCAACCTAGCGAAATCTCTGAAGTCTGTATGACTAGCCAGAGAGTTTCGCATTTGATTAGGCGGGCTACTCATGTTCGTCCGCTATTTCTAGCCACTTTCGCCCATAAATGGTGAAGCCTACTCGCTGCGTCCACAGATACTGCGCTACTTGTTCGCAATTCAACATTTCGGGTGGCATCCGCTTTTGGCTTCGTAAACTTAGAAAGGCGCGTCTTCATCAAAATCTTGATGAGGAGAGCGTTTTGTAGGTGCTTTAGCTTCTTTTTGGTCTTTTGCTTTGATAGACAATGACATGAACTTAGTTCCGTCTTTGCCCTCTTTTATCCATGCACTAATCCAAAAATCTACACCTTCTACATTGAGTGAGCCTTTGTAGTGAGGAAACTTCTCGTCATCTCTGCGGTCGTTCTTCCATAACGCACCACGATTTTCATTGTTATATTCCATTTAATGCTCCTTTGTAAGCTGAAAATTCTTTATGCAACTTGTTTGTTGCTTCTATTGCTACCAGTTCAGCTAATTCTTTATCATCGTAGTAACCAAAACTATGACACTTTGAATTAACTCTTAATTGAACAAACCATTTTTTATCTCTTTTGTGCCACATTACTCCTTTAATTCCACTTGTATTTCTAGTGCTTATTTTTTGGTTCATTGAATTTTGAGATTTTGTTGCTTCTCTCAAATTTTCAATACGATTGTTAGTTCTATTGTTGTCTATGTGGTCAACATAGGTTGGCAAATATCCGTGGTGATACAAAAAAATTAGTCTATGTGTTTTATGAAATTTTGAGTTCAAATGAATTCTGTAATACCCAGTTTTTTTATCTAATGAGCCAGCAATTTGGCCAATTTTTATTGCATTGGCTTTTTGAACTTTCCAGTGCAAAACTCCATCTGCATAATCAAAAAACTCACGGACTTTTTTTTGTGTAAGCATACGCCACTCCATCAAGTGTCATCAGAAGATTGTGGCAAGAAATGATGAGTTTCCTTTCGGGCTGCAGACCCTAGCCACACTTGTATTTTACACACTTTTTGCCTTTTTAATAGCTGACCTTACATTGCTTGGCATTAAAGTCCATAAGGCAATTTTTTGTGTATCGTCTAAGTTCTCCTTTTCCAATCTTACCCAAGCTGCCTTGGGGTCTTTCTCACAAATAGCAATTAGTTCAACTGCTAATTCGTCAAGATACCTTAATATTTCAATAGGTAATTCATCTTTGATGCCTTGTGCTGGCGTGATGATTACAGCTTCCTTGATAGGCGCAGAAGAATCCAGAGCATCATGCTCAACGATTTCCATTGCTGTCATCCAGAGATACCTACGCTGGTATGTCTCTACTGCACCAAGATTTTGGATAGGATGCGCCCCTTTTAGGTTAGCCTCAACCATTGGTGATGTAATCACAATGTTAGTACCATCATCTACGTCTGTAATTGTAAGGCTCGCAATTTCAGCATCGTATGAGATAACTCCGCACAAACCATTTGCATTAAAAATTGCATTGATTTGAGGTAGAAAATCACCCAACTCAAAATATTGGTAGCCCGCATAAGTATTTTTACCAGACTTTTTGAGTGACATTTCTTGCAAGATGATTCGTGCTTGCATTAACTTCTTATGTACCATTTTATTCTTCCTTTAAATATTCTTTAATCATTGCTTCTTTGTCTTCATCGTAGAGGTCTTCAAACTCTACAAAGTGGTTTTCTGAACAGCAAGAGCCGTAGGTCTTAGGTTCAGTACAGTAAACACAATACAAGCCGTGTGATAAGTCCTTGATTGCGTCTTCTCTAGTCATTGGATTCTGCCAATCTGTTTAGCAACTAACCACTTGTCACCAAGTTTGAGAACTGCTCTAACCCACTTGCGTTGGTTGTACTGGTTGACTTGTTGTGGAACTAAACTGTTGTTGTACAGTTGACGAGCCTTGCGTCTTAGTTGTTCTGTATTCATGCTTCCCTCGCTTTCAGCATTGCGTCGGCCAGCAGATATGCGTCACGGGCATACATGGCTTGGTCATCAGCTATAAATTGGTGCTGGTTCGCAAGCATCCCCTGCATCGCCTTAGCCGCAAAGTAATCACGCAATGTCATGCCCTGTGTCAAATTACGTTCTGTTGGAAATGCTGGTTCGTTCATGATTAGCCTCTCCATGCCAACATTACACCGATACCGCCAAAGATGATGACAGCGAGTGTCCATTCAATTAACTTTTCTTTCATTTGCTTTTCCTTAAAAGTACCCTCACGATTTGTTTGGGCTGACGTTAGTATATCAAAGTAAACGACATCTACAAGACTTTTTTCTAAGTAATTTCCCTAAGTCAACAAAATGTTGATTTTGCTATACTGTTTGGATGGACATTAAAAAAGCTATCACACTTGCTGGCTCACAGAGTGAGCTTGCTCGTATCCTTGGCATAACTAGGGCAGCAGTCAATCATTGGCAGAAAATCCCTCAGTTACGCATTTATCAACTCAAAGAACTCAGACCAGATTGGTTTAAATGACTCAAGCACAAGTAATTAAAGCCCTCCAGAACGGCCCATTGACTTCACACGAAGTAGCTAACCTGACTGGTATGCCACAAGCCACAGTCTTGTCAACAGCCAAGAAACTGCGTAGCCTAGGCAAGCTGACAACAGAGCAGGTCAAAGTAGGCAGACATTGGGTTGCTCAATACACCTTGGCTGACAATGAAATAGAAAAGCAAGACAGCAATGTAAAAATCATCTGTGGCATTAAGACCTATGGCATCTTTACAAAGGCTGAGTATGCTGTGATGAAACAACAGGCAACTCGTTTGTATGGAAAAGATGTCAATAAAGGCATTACAAACCATCAAAGTATTTGATACAATGTTTTGAAACACGGCTAGGTGGGGGGTAGCTACCCCACCGAAAAGAGTTCCTCCCTCTCCTGCCGCAGTTTCTTTTTAGGGAGTGGTTTAAAAGGTGAGTTATATGCATTACTACAAGAGAAATCTTGGCGACTATGCCAAGAAAGCTGGTCGCTTAACCATGCTTCAACACGGAGCGTACACGCTTCTTATTGATTCGTGCTACGACAGAGAAGTTTTCCCAACACTTGAGCAAGCACTTGAATGGACTTGGGCATCTACTGAAGCAGAAGTAGAAGCTGTAAAGTTTGTTTTAAGCAGGTTTTTTGTGTTGGATAAAGATGGTTGTTATGTGCAGGATAGGATACTTCAAGAGTTGTTGCACTACCATAAAAACGCAGATACAAATAAACGAATCGCTGATGAAAGAGAAGCGAAGCGTAGAGAGAATCGCACGAAGCGTGAACAAATGGTAGACGAAGCGCCACCTAACCATAAACCACTAACCACTAACCATAAACCAAAGAGAGATAGCGCAACTAGCGTTGCTTGTCCTGATTCTGTTTCTCAGCAGGTTTGGAATGATTGGATGACAGTTCGTAAAGAAAAGAAAGCCAAGACATTAACAGAAACTGGATGGAATGGTTTTGTTAAACAAGTTGAAAAAGCAGGCTGGTCACTCGAACAAGCGATTAGTCATTGTTGTCTAAAGCAATGGGTTGGATTTGAGGCTGCTTGGGTTGCACCTAAACAAAATCCTGCTGACATTGTGAGGCTCACAGTTCCATCAAAGAATGAGCCTGACCCTGCACTTGAGAAAATCAAGGCAGACGAAAAAAGGGCTGCGCCTATTCCACTAGAAGTTTTGGCAAAGATGGCTGAGTTAAGGAGAAAAGCATGAGAAAAGAATTGGGGAAAATTCAGAAATTTGATGTTGGTCTTGGTGGTTATGACGGGGCAATGTTTGGTATGTCTGTCACTTTAGGTGGCAAAGGTTGGGGTGTATGTGATTTTGATGGTACATGGTCAAGAGCACCTGATGAGCGTTGCCAATGGTCATTAGAAGACCAAACAAAGCTATGGGGTGATATGTGCCGTAGAGTTGCGGAACTAATGCAAAAAGCAAAAGTTACAAGTTGTTCTGAAATGGTTGGAATACCTGTTGAAGTTAAATTTAATGGAAGTTCTTTACATTCATGGAGAATTCTTGAGGAGGTGCTTTGAGCCACTACGAAGCTATGAAACTGTTGGACAAGGTGCGTGAAGGCGTACCAGTTCCACTACACCTGATAAACAAAGCATTGGAATTGACTGGGGATTTATGTATTCCAGAAGAAACATACAAAGCCCAAGCGATAGGGTAATTCTTGAGCAAGCAGAGGCTCGAGAACTCTATCGTAATTGGGAATGGTCTAAGAATCGTGACCTGATTCGTGCAAGGCTTGAAAGAGCAGAACGAATTTATGGGACTGGTGCTAGAGACAGAATTCGTGCGTACATGGCGCAAATGCGAGAAGGAACACTTGAATGAGATACGCAGCTAGAGTGGACGCAAACCAAGAGCAGATAGTTTCTGCATTGCGAGCAGCAGGGGCATATGTTTGGATTATTGGTCTGCCAGTTGACCTTTTGGTTGGCTACAAGGGTCACACCTTTCTGGTGGAGATTAAAACGGACTCTAAAAAGCGTTTAACGAAACTACAAGCCGACTTTTTCGAGAATTGGTCTGGAAGTACCTTGGCACGAATTGATAGCCCAGAAGCTGCTCTACGAATGATTGGGGTAGTCAAGTGATATTGCATTTGACAAGCACAGAACAGGCGAAAACTAGTATTCGTCTAAATTGGGACAAGATTAAAAAGGCTTTGGACTCTGGCAAACATCTCACAATGGAAATAAAGCTGGCAAGCAAAAGCCGTGAGCAAGAAGAAAAGTACCATGCAATGATTAACGACATTGCTAAGCAAGCACAGCATCTAGGTGCAAAGTGGTCTTCTGAGGATTGGAAACGCTTACTGGTTGACCAATACTTGCGTGAAGTTGACGAAGTGCAATCAAAAATAATTCCGAATCTTGATGGGACAGGAATTGTCCAACTAGGATTTCAAACAAGAAAGTTCACCAAAGAGCAAGCAAGCGAATTTGTAGAGTGGCTCTACTCTTGGTCAGCAAATAATGGAATAAATCTGTGATTAGGGAAAGTACCTACTAGATATTGTGTTTAGTTTGCTATACTTGCATCAGCCCAAGCAATTCGCAAGGGTACTTTTAAGGATTAAGCAATGAAATACGAATTTGACACAACTGTTGGTGAAGGCTCTGTAGTAGTTACTGTTGTCATGGAATACGACATAGACGAAGAAGGCATCTATGGTGAGAACATTGAAGACATTATTTACGAGAAGGTAAGTGTGCTTGGTCTGTTCTCTGCTGAACAATACAAAGAACTTGAGATAGAAGGCTGTATGCGTTTATCTAAGCACATCTTAGATGAGGCAGACCACTCTGCATCTGTTGACTACGATATGCGAGGTGTGTGATGACACAAGATGAAATCATTGAGATGGCTAAACAATTTTGCCCATACTATTCTGAAGAATTGCGTGGTGCATATTACGATGGTTTTATGAAAGCATCCAAGCTAGTAGCACAACATGAGCGTGAGTCGTGTGCAAAGGTGTGTGACGAATTGCAAGATGTTCCTGCAACTGAGCCGAGACATTGTGCTGAAGACATCCGAGCAAGAGGAAAAGCATGAACATCACTATCTACACAAAATCTGGCTGCCCTAATTGCGTGACAGCCAAGAATCTACTCAAGACTTTGAATCTTGAATACAAAGAGATAGACGTTGAGACTGGTGACAGGTTTGCTAACTTTGTTGCGAACTATCCAGAAGCTAGACAAATGCCACAGATATTCATTGGTGACCAAAGAGTAGGTGGTTTGGCAGGGTTACAGGCTGCTTTAAAGAAGTTAGGAATGACATGACCAAAGACGAAGCATTACGCCTTGCATTGGAGGCGTTGATAGACGCCGATTATCTTTTAGACGCTGAAGGTTACGGACATGCTTTTCAACAAGAAGCCATCACCGCCATTAAAGCCGCACTAGAAGCGAAGGTTGAGCCTGTGGCGTGGTTTTGGTTTGATGAACGCGATGGAGGTGAATGGATACACATTGCTGATAACCAAATTAATGCGGACAAATTTGGGAATGCCAAGGTTATCCCTCTTTACACCACCCCACCACAGCGCAAGCCGCTGACGGATGAGGAGATTACGGATTTGTACTTTGATGGTTTCAGCATCAGCAAACTAACAGAGTTCGCCCGAGCCATCGAAGCCGCACACGGCATTAAGGGGGAAGCATGACTGAAAGAGAAGCATTGAATTTGGCGCTAGAGGCGTTGGAGTTGTCGCATCCGAGGTTTGGGATTGGGACAGCAATTCACATTAAAGCCGTGGCTGTAATCAAAGAAGCCTTGGCACAACAAGCCCTAGATAGGAAGGCAGAGAACGCCCGTGAGTTGGGGCTGGACTATGAGCCAGAGAAAACCGTTTGCCCGTTCTGTACAAGTGAATGGGTCACGGCTGAACAACATGACAGGAATGTGGACAGAGTAGAACGCAAGCCGCTGACGGATGAGGAGATTAAAGCCATTGAAGATGGAATCTGGAAGCCTGAATTCTTTGACGATACCGAGCGACAGGCTAACTGTGAATTTGCCCGAGACATCGAAGCCGCACACGGCATTAAGGGGGAAGCATGAACTGGCTACCAAAGCATAAATGCGGTTTGTACTTAACTCACAACGAACATCGTGATATGTACGAATCCATCGAAGAATGTTACGACTGCCATGACTTTGTTTCGCCTGAAGAATTTAAAAAAGCCATTGCTGAGGACAGTGTTTGGGTATTGCAGTGGTATCCAGACACGCCCATTGGTTCGTACTCTATTTTGGCTTCCTCATTGGAGGCTCTTGAAGCAACTGTTAAGGAGATGGGAGCATGACAACAGAACAATATTCAATAGGATATGAGGATGGCTATCAAGATGGTTGGAATGAATCTCAAGACGCTCAAAATCCACAGCGCACATGGGTAGGGCTGACGGAAAAAGAAGTTAACAAAATTATTGGTTCAGACAGATACAGCGAATTACTCAAAGCAGTAGTGCAAACTGTTGAAGCCAAACTCAAGGAGAAGAATGGATTACAATGAAACTTTAGGAGATTCATTATGAATGTTGAAAAACTTATGTTTGAGCATTTGAAATATACGCCAGAAGACGGAAAAGTTTGGTGGATTAAGCACCCTAGGCGAACAACTGCCAATGATACGGAGGCGGGAAACATAATGCAGAACGGATACCGAAAGCTAAAGTTTTGTAACAAACAATATTTAGTGCATCGTGTCGCATGGCTTCTTCAGCATGGTTCTTGGCCTATTGGTGACATTGACCACATTGATGGCAATCCATTAAATAATAAATTGGAAAACTTACGAGATGTATCACATTGCGTAAACATTCAAAACAGAAAATCAGCTACCGCAAAAAACAAGACAGGATTTTTAGGGGTAGTTAAGCGTAAAAATAAATATGCGGCTCAAATTCATAGGAATGGTAAGCAAATCTATTTGGGATTGTTTACAACAGCAGAACTTGCACATAAAGCATATAAGGAAAACACATGAGAGTTCGGATTAAAAAATGTGCTGATGATTTATGGGTTGTTGAAAGTAAAAAATGGTATGACATTAGCTGGCAATATGAAAAAGCTGTTTTTAACGACAACGCAGAAAAACTAGCATTGGAATACGCCAGAAACTTACTTGACCCTGTAATCATTGAACTTACAAAGGAGCATCATGGGTAAAGGCTCAACTAGTCGTCCATTTTCAGTAAGCAATGAAGAATACTCTAATCGATGGGATGCTATTTTTGGTAGAGACAATGAGAAAAAGAACGAAACGCAAATTCTGGAATCTGATAAATCCCATACAGCACGCCATCGTGGGGGCAGCGATAACACACAGGGAGAAGTTGGACAAACTCAGAATGATGGAGTATTCCGCACTTGAGGCAATTATCAAGGGCAGAGGAACTATCCATGATTGGCGTACTCTTGTGGATGTACTAAACCTGTCAGAAACGATGGGCAGAGCAGGGGTAGGGCCTGAAGTGTTGCCAATCTGCGAGAAGGCGCAAGCAAGCCTCCACAAAGCATCTGGATACTATCAAACAACTATGCGTGTTATTTTAGATGCAGAGGGTATCCAAGCCTGTCGTGATTTGATTGAATTCGCAGACTTGCAGCAGTCCAGTATTCCTCGAAGTGAGTTTGAGAGATACATTCAGAAAACAAAAGACTACATAAAGTCACGAGGTGATAAGGTGGTAGAGATTGAATGATAGAATTTAGTTGTGGCTACCTTTAGCGGGGGAAAAGGCGATTCATCACCGCCCTGCCATGACTTACTAGTGATGCTATCCACCAATGATGAGGTGCGACATGATTATTTGGAAGCCAGTTTTTGGATTTGAAGGCTTTTACGAAGTTTCACAAGAAGGTCAAGTTAAATCAATAGCAAGACAACATCCAAAAATAAAAAGATGGATGGGTGGTGGAATAGTTAAACCTATTCTTGGCTCTCGTGGCTACTTTGTTATAAATCTAACGAAAACTGGCGTTAGAAAACAGATGTTTTTGCACAAAATTGTTCTTGAGGCGTTTGTTGGTTTACGTCCTTATGAACATGAGGCTTGTCATAACGATGGAAACCCACTTAATTGCAAGTTAGAAAATTTAAGATGGGATACAAAATCAAATAATCATAAAGACAAGAAGAAGCATGGGACATGGCAAGTTGGAGAAAAAGCAAATAATGTTAAGTTAAATAACAAAATTGTTTTTGATATAAGAAATAGAAAATTAACTACATCACAAGCTGCTAAAGAATACGGATTAAGTAAAACAAATGCTAAACGTATTGTAAATTTTGAAACTTGGAAGCATCTATGACTACCATTGCAGAAAAAAAACATATGAATCGTGTTGCTGAACTTGGTTGTATGGTTTGTAGACGAATGGGATATGAAGGAACTCCAAGTGAATTACACCATCCAAGACGTTTAGCTGGTGGGTGGGGACGTTCTAGTAATATGGACGTTATACCTTTATGTCCTGAACACCATAGGGGTAAAACAGGGGTTCATGGACTTGGGACAAAGGGATTCCCAAAATATTGGGGATTTGATGAAAGTGACTTGTTGAAAGATACTATGAATTTGCTTTAAAAATAGGCACAATATCTTAACCAAGTTGCCATTTGGTTTTTAGAGGGATTGAGTTCCCTCTTTTTTTGTGAGAAAATGGCACAAACTCCATGAGGACAACCATGTCTGGACTACTTGAGCCATCTGTAAAAATCGAGATTGAGATACAAAACCAAGAGAAGAAGGGTGAAGCCTGTCCAGTTGCGACAGGTGATGTAGCTGTCAATCTTGAGAATCGTGAGAAGGCGATTGAAAAGGCTAACTACGGCCCTATGAATCCCAACGAATCCAACATGGATTACTGGCGTGAAATCTCTCGTGCTTGGCGCATTGCCCCTGCACAAGCTAAAAAGTCTCGCTGTGGTAACTGCGCTGCTTTTATCCAAACACCTAAGATGCTGTCTTGCATCGAATCTGGTCTGGATGACAACGAGATGGACGCATGGGAAGTCATTGATGCTGGTGACTTAGGTTATTGCGAGATGTTTGACTTTAAGTGTGCTTCTAAGCGTACCTGCGAAGCATGGATTAGTGGTGGGCCAATTACTGAAGACTCAGAAATGGCTAAAGAAGACGATATGTCTGAAGGAGAAGAATGATGGGTACTACCAATATGCAAGCTGCTGAAATGATGGGTCTTTATTTGGATAAAGCCTCCAAAAAGAAAACAATGCCTAAACCTATGCCTGTGCGTGGTGAGCGTACTGCAAAGAACAAAGCAAAGAAGCCTAAAAAATGAAAATGACAAAAGCTGGTCAGAAGAAAGTTGGCAAGGTAATGGGTGAGTACAAAGAAGGTACTCTCCATTCTGGCAAAGGTGGCAAGGTTGTAAAGAGCCGTGACCAAGCGATTGCCATTGCTATGTCAGAAGCTGCTAAAAAGATGGGCAGGATGAAATAATGGCTGAACTAAGGGCTACTCCAATGACAAACCCAATTATGGGTTTACTTGCTGACCGCCTAAAGAAAGTCCAACAATTTGGCGCAAAGCCATTTGGTTATGAGAATCCTCCTGTAGAGATGTTGATGAATCTATTGGGAGTTCCTGCTGTCCAACAGACAATGGAAAGAATGGCTTATGGTGAGCCATTGACTACTGGTAGAGGAATGACTACTAAGCCTCGTGCTGAAGCAGTTGAGGCTGCTATGGCAGTAGCACCAGTTGCAGGATTGCTAGGTAAGGCTACTAAGGGTTTACCAGTAGGAGCAAGTATTAAGGATGTAGGTGAAGAACTTATTTATCATGGAACTTCGCCAAAAGCTGCTAAAGCAATTGAAAAATCAGGATTTGACGTAACAAAATCTGCTGATGGTACTATTTGGTTCACTAGCAATCCGAATATTGGAGAAGTTGCTGCAACTGGAAAAGGTGCGGTAGTTAAACGTTTTCTTGATGAAAAGAAAATGAAACTAGGAGGATGGGATGAAACTGATAAGTACAGTACTGATGAGTTGATTCAAAAAGGGTTTGATGGTTTAAAGCTAAAAGATTCAGAAACTGGTGAAATAACTTATCAAATTTTCAATCCTGAAAAGTTATCTGTAAATAAATCTTATAGCTATCCACAAGAAGAAGATAAATTATTAAGAAGTTTGTTAGAATAAAGTATTAACTTAACCTTGACCAACCCTAGAGGAGTCAAACATGGCTGGAAGACCAATAAACAAACTACATCAAGAGGATGTACGCAAGAAAATACAAGTAAGTCAATTACTAAATGTCTTGCAAAATCATGCACTTGGTGTAGATGAAGACTTAAGTCCTACAAGGATGAAGGCAATTGAAATACTATTGCGTAAGTCTATGCCTGATATGGCATCTGTAACAGTAAGCGGAGACTCTGAACAACCACTTCAGCACATAGTTACATGGGCGAAGTAATCGAGATTCCTTACAAACCTAGAGAACAACAGCTTGCTATCCATGAACTGATGGACAGTAAGCGTTTTGGCGTTGTTGTTGCTCATAGGCGCATGGGCAAGACTGTCTCTGCGATTAACCATCTAATCAAGGACGCTATCCTTAACCAGAAGGAAGCACCTAGATACGCATACATTGCGCCTACCTATGGACAAGCTAAACGAGTGGCTTGGGACTATCTCGTGAAGTATGCTGACCCACTAGGAGGCAGTAGCAATATCTCTGAGTTGCGAGTTGACTTCTGGGGTAGGCGTATCCAGTTATATGGCTCAGACAATCCAGAAGCATTGCGTGGTCAATACTTTGATGGGGTAATCCTAGATGAGATTGGTGACCAGAATCCTAAGATTTGGACAGACATTATTAGACCTGCACTAGCTGACAGAAAAGGCTGGTGTATGTTCATTGGTACGCCCAAAGGTCACAATCACTTCAAAGAATTGCGAGACAGGGCAGAAACTGAGGATGGATGGGGTTTGCTAGAGTTCAAAGCCTC